AACAAACAATACTGCTTTGTGTGATATGGACAAGTGGTTTTGTGATTTGTTTGATTTGCACTATTATCATATCACAAAACCAAACAAAACACAACTATAAATCTATACAAAGAAAGGAGGACGTTCATGGGGGAACTGTATACCTGCAAGGATGTAGCAGAACGGTACGGTGTTCAGATCATTACCGTATGGGAGTGGATTCGTAAGAAGAAGCTCGGTGCAATCAAAATCGGAAAGGAGTACAGGGTCAGCGCTGAAGACATCAAAGCGTTTGAGCGCTCCCGGCGGACGATTTGATTTTGAAGATGCCGCATCAACAAGTGGGGGAGGTGAATTTGGTGGACGAAATGGTTGATAGACTGCTTGACATTCTGGCTGATAAATTAACTGAGCGCCTGAGCGCAGGACACAAAGAACTGTACACTGCAAAAGAGCTTGCAGAGCGGTACGGGGTATCATGCGCCACGATTCGCAGCAAGATGGCTGCCGGAGAGTTTGGAGAACTCGTTAGTGTCGGCGAGAGAACGCGGCTTGTGCCGTGGGCAGGAGTGCAGGCTTACGAATCTACACACACAGGAATGAGCACAAAAAGGACTTCGGAAAAGCATAAGGCCGTTTCGCATGGCAATCCGGGTCCGATTTGACAAATAAAAAGGCACCGTCCCGTTGCAGCAGGACGATGCCGAAAGGTGCGATGCGCCGAACCGCTTCAAGGAAAGGCTGCATCATCGTTTTTTAGTGTAACTTATTTCCGGCTGGAAATCAAGTACAAGAGAAAGTTTGTAGCTATGACCCACGAGGAACAGATTTCTTTGTTTGAAGCACTTGCGCTGAATGGCGCATGGAGCAACGCGGCCTGTACCGGATACTGCCTGCTGGCTATGCAGAGAGCCGGGCTTGACGAAAAGACCATCGAAAAGGTGCTGCATGAGCTGCACTGGGCATTCGATGACACCAGCGTTGAGCAGGCCGAGAAGATCTATTGCGGCGGGGAGGAGTAAAGATGCAGAAGCTGTTGATGTTCATGTACCACCTCACCCCCGAACAGGCGGCGGCTCGTGTCCCGGTATTCCAGTTCTGGCTGACCGCTTTTGGAGCGGCACTGCTGATCTGGCTGGACAGCAAGGGCGTGTTCGATGCTTTGGGAGCATGGCTCGGCCGTGTTCTCCGTGATACCGCGGTAGGTGACCTGATCCGCAAGTTTATGTGATTTCGGGCTTGTCCCGGTTGTTTTTCTGAAAGAAAAGGAGATTTCAATGAAATACGGAAGAAGTTTGCAGGAGCTGGCGATTGAACTTGACCGGCAGGCCAAGGTCAAAAAGGACTACGTTGCCACGGCGGGCGCTATGCAGATGACCGCCGTCAACGAGAACTTTGACCTCGTGATCGGCAACACCCCGTTCCAGCTGAACGAAAATGCCCACCGCCAGCTTGGATTGCAGCTGAAGATCCCGGCTCCCTACTACGAGCGGATGCGGGCAGAGAACCCCGGCTTGCTGATGGCAAACGTCAATGGCTGGTTCCAGCAGTCCCCGGACACCCGCCGCATGGTTCGTACCCTTGACGGCACCGCCCGCGCCATTCTCTCCGACCGCTACCGCCGCATCGACAACTACGAGGTTGCCCAGACGGTCCTGCCGATTATTTCTGAAATGCAGGGTGCCCGCATTGAAAGCTGTGAGCTGACCGATACCCGCATGTACATCAAGGTTGTCAATGAGCGAATCCAGACCGAGGTTGTGCCGGGTGACATTGTTCAGGCCGGCATCCTGATTTCCAATTCTGAGGTCGGCATGGGCAGCGTTTCCGTGAAGCCGCTGATTTACCGCCTTGTCTGCACCAATGGCATGGTGGCTGATGTGGGCGTTGGCAAGCGCCACGTTGGACGCATCAATGAAAGCGTGGATGGCGATTTCGGGATTTTCCGGGATGAGACCATCGAAGCCGATGACCGGGCGTTCCTGATGAAGATTGAGGACACCGTTCGGGCGGCGGTCGATGAAGCCCGGTTCAATGCACTGGTTCAGAAACTCCGGGATGCCAAGGAAGCGCCCATTCTCCCGGCGGCGGCTCCCAAGGTGGTTGAGCTTGCGGCCAAGGAGTTCAACATCCGCCAGAACGAGAGCGAGGGCATTCTGGGGCATCTTATCGCGGGCGGTGACCTTTCCCTCTATGGTCTGGCAAACGCTGTCACACGGCACGCGCAGGACGTGCAGAGCTACGACCGCAGCACTGAACTGGAAGCCACCGGCTACAAGATCATCACCATGCAGCCCTCGCTGTTGAAGCGCTGGAATGAGGAGGTGAGTACCGTATGAGCGGCAGACACATGAATGCCCGGCCCAAAAGGCTGACCCGCAAGCAGAAAGAAGCCCTTTCTGCACATGGCTGGGATTCCCGGCAGTACCTTTTCATTCAGGACAGCCCGGATGCCGGCGGCTGGGTTCTGATGAACAAGACCACCGGCCATTATGTAATATTCAAAAATTGAAAGGAGAGTGCGATATGGCACAGGATACCGCATTGCAGGTCATCGAACTTCAGCAGTTGCCTATCATTGTCGAGCGGCTTCACAGCGTAAAGGCAGACATTGAGCGGCGCACTGCCGAAGCCACTTCGCTGATCTGCACCGAAGAAACCTATAAGAGCGTCAAGGATGTCCGCGCCCAGCTCAACAAGGAATTCAAGGAGTACGAAGCCCAGCGCACGGCCATCAAGAGCAAAATCCTTGAACCCTACAATGCCTTTGAGCAGATCTACCGGGAGTGCGTGACGGAACCGTTCCAGCAGGCAGATGCCGAGTTGAAGCAGAAAATCACGGATGTGACCTCTGGAATTGTGGCTCAGAAAACGGAATCACTCATGGACTACTACGGCGAGCTGGTGGAAGTCGCTGATATTGATTGGCTGGACGATTTGACCTACCGCCCGAAAGTCAACATGAGCGACAGCCTGACCTCTTTGAAAAAGCAGGCAAAGGCATTCGTGGACGGCATTGTGGCCGACGTGGCCGCAATCGAGGGCATGGACAACGCCGCCGAGATCATGGTGGAGTACCGCAGCAATTTGGATTTACCTACCGCCATCAAGACTGTGGCTGACCGGCACAAGGCGCTGGAGGAACAGCGGCGGCGGGAAGAAGAGCGCCGCGCCCGGCAGGCAGAGCGGGAAGCTGCTGCCGAAAAAGCCCGCGCCGCAGTTGTGGCAGCTTCGGCGGTTGACCTGCCCGCCCCGGTGCAGGAGCCGTCCGAATTGCCGGAAGCCGGCACTCAGCCGGAACCCCAGCCTGAACTTCAGCCTACCCCGGCGGCTGAGCCTATTCTGATGACCCGCTTCTATGCAAAAGGCACCAAGGCGCAGCTGATCGGTTTGAAGAATTATCTGGAAAAGGAAGGTATTGAATATGGCAACTTATAATCAGATGCAGGTACAGCAGAAACCCAAGTTCTCCGTGGCAATCACCACCAAGGGCTACCAGTCCTTGATCTCCAACACTCTGCGCGACCCTGCCCGCGCCCGCCGCTTTACGGCCAGCATCACCTCGGCGGTGGCCGTCAACCCCGCCCTGCAGGAATGCGATGCCGGCACGATTCTTGCCGGTGCCCTGCTGGGCGAAAGCCTGAACCTCAGCCCGTCCCCTCAGCTGGGGCAGTACTACCTTGTGCCTTTCAAGCAGAAAGCCAAGTATGACCGCAGCGGCAGGATGATTCGCCCGGAGAGCGTCACGGCTACCTTTGTTTTGGGCTATAAGGGCTATATCCAGCTGGCCCTGCGCAGCGGCCAGTACAGGGAACTTGACGTGATGGAGATCAAAGAGGGTGAGTACCTCGGCAAAGACTCCACGACCGGCAAGGCCAAGTTCCAGTTCATTGAGGACGACGATCAGCGGGATGCACTGCCCACGGTAGGCTATATGGCCTACTTCGAGTACCTCAACGGCTTCCGCAAGGCGCTGTATTGGTCGAAAGAGAAGATGATGACCCACGCTGATACTTATTCCAAGGCTTTCAGCCGCAAGAGCTATGAAGACCTGATGGCGGGCAAAGTCCCGGAGAGCGAGATGTGGAAGTACTCCTCGTTCTGGTACAAAAACTTTGATGACATGGCAAAGAAGACCCTGCTTCGTCAGCTTATTTCCCGCTGGGGTGTTATGAGCATCGAAATGACGAAAGCCATGGAGAGCGACGATGCCGTGGCAACGGTGGCCGACAACAACGAGATCGTCACTGAGCCGGAACCGATGCCCGACGCATCCGAACAGCCGGAACTGCATACCGGGAAGCCTGAGGTGGGCGATGGGCAGGCATTGCCCCATGTGGACATTGCTCAGAGCAAACCCACGGCCGCCGAGCCGGTGGTTGACCTCAGCTCGTTATGATCGACTACAACATCATCGCAACTGGCAGTAAAGGCAATGCGGTGGTGATTGACCAAAAAATCCTGATTGACTGCGGCGTTTCGTTCAAGGCGCTGTCGAAAGTATACCGGGCGTTGAAGTTGGTTCTGCTCACTCACATTCATGGTGACCACTTCCAGCCGACAACGCTCCGGCTTTTAGCGGAAAAACGCCCCACACTCCGCTTTGCGTGCTGTGCATGGCTGTGCAAGCCGCTGGTGGATGCAGGGGTGCCGGTCTCGCAGATTGATGTTCTGGAGCCGGGGCACATGTACGGATACGGCATCTGTAATGTCAGGCCCGATATGGTCAAGCACAATGTTCCGAACTGCGGGTGGAAAGTCTGGCTCCAGTCAGGAAAGCTGTTTTACTGCACAGACATGAACAATTTGAACGGCATCACGGCTCCGAACTATGACCTGTACATGGTGGAAGCCAACTACGATGACGCGGAAATCCAAGCCAAAATTGCAGAGAAAAAGCTGAACGGTGAGTACATTTACGAGCTGGGCGTGCTGCACAACCACATGAGCCTTGCCAAGATCAATGACTGGTTATATGCCAACATGGGGCAGAACAGCGCCTATATCTATATGCACTGCCATCAGGACAAGGAGGATGCCACATGACCGGACGGCTGGTGGACATGGCTTTTACCCTCGGCGGGAAACAGCGGGTCACGCTGGAAATCAACGGCGACTTCCGTGAAATCTGGGACAAGCTCCATCAGGAGCCGGTTCTGGACGTAGAAATCAAAAAGCACAGGGAAAAGCGCAGCCTGTCGGCAAATGCGTATTTCCACGTTCTGTGCAACAAGATTTCTGCAGAAACCGGCGAGAGCGAGGATGCCGTGAAGCGGCGGCTCGTGGTTTCGTATGGAGCGCTTGCCCGCGACAAGGACGGCAAGCCTGTTGGCCTGAAACTCCCGCCGACCGTAGATCCCAGCGACTTTTACCCTTATGTCCGGCTCTATGAAACCCGGCAGGAAAACGGAAAAGACTACTCCTGCTATTTTGTCTACAAGGAAAGCCACAAGATGGATTCAAAGGAATTTGCTCATCTTGTGGACGGTGCAATCGAAGAAGCCAAGGAACTGGGCATCCAGACGGATACCCCGGAACAGCTGGCTCGTTACAAAGAAGAATGGTCGAAATGACCGGAAAGGACAATCACAATGGAAATGGTTTCTATCCCTCTGGAACAGTATCAGGAATTTCTTCAGATGCGGCTGGAACTGCACTTGATCTACACCAAGTGCAGCGAGGAAGTGGCCTATGATACCGGCACCTATGTTGCAGACCTGATGCGGATTCTGCACCCTGACCGTTTTCCCGCACCCCCTACGCAGCGCCCGGTGATGCCGATGAAAGTACCTGAGGTGATGCCCGATGCTGAACAGCTGTGATTTTCAGGGGCGGCTTGCCGCTGATCCTGAACTGCGGACCACCCAGACAGGAAAGCAGGTGGCAAGTTTCCGCATGGCGGTTGACCGGGACATGGTGGATGCCAACGGCCACCGCCCTACGGACTGGCTCACGTTTACTGCGTGGGGCAAGACGGCGGAGTTCGTCAGCAAGTACTTCCGCAAGGGGAGCGCCGCTGTGGTTCATTCCCGCTGCCAGACGCGGCAGTATGAGGATAAGAACGGCAACAACCGCACGGCGATTGAGTTCGTGGTGGACAACATCTATTTTGCCGGGCCGAAGCAGGACAACCAGCAGGGGGCCGTGGATGATGGCGGGACGAACCCGCCACCGGCCACCTATCGGAACCAGCAGCCCCAGCCCCAGCAGATGGGGTTTGCCACTCAGAGCCAGCGCCAGCAGTGGCAAGGAGCCGCCGATCATCCCGGCAATGTTCAGGTCAGCCAGAGCTTTTCTCAGGGAAGTGACGATGATTTCTCGGTTCTGGACGATGCCGATGATCTGCCGTTCTAAGGAGGTTCATTGATGGCAACTGGTAAACGGTATTACTGGATAAAGCTCAAGGATTCGTTTATGAATTCCGAGGTGGTCGATTTCCTGATGAGCCAGCCCAACGGTGCCAACTACGTTGTCCTTTATCAAATGCTCTGTCTCAAAACCATCAATACGGGCGGTCGCCTTACATGTCAGATAGGCGATGTCATCATACCGTTCGACATGGGAAAGATTCAGCGTGACTGTAAGTGGTTCTCGCTGGACACCATCCGCATTGCGCTGGGGCTTTATAAACAACTCGGACTTATCTACGAGGAACAGGACGGAACGCTCGTTCTTGTCAACCATGCTGAAATGGTCGGCAGTGAAACCGATTATGCTGAAAAGAACCGCAGAATGCGCAGTAATGCAGCAAACAAACGGTTACAGGCTGGACAATATAGCGGACACGAAAGCGGACACAATGTGTCCGCTGATTGTGGAGAAAATGTCCCCATAGAGATAAGAGATAAGAGAAAAGATATAAGAGATATAGAGAATAGAGATAAAGACGATGGTACGGCGGCTGTCGATGCTGGCCTGTCTGAGATTATCCGCTCTTTCGAGGACAACATTGGCAGCTTTCCCCCGGCGGCGAGTAATGCCCTGATGGGCTGGCGGGAAATCTTCACGGATGACCTCATCCTGCTGGCTATCAAAAAGGCCGCACTGGCCGGGATTCGCAAGTGGAACTACGTCAACGGCATCCTGAAAGCATGGAAAAATGAGGGCGTGAAAACCATTGGCGATGTGCAGTCCCGTGATGAGCGGCGCAATCCCCCGGCGGGTCAACAGCAAAAGACCTCGGCCAAGGATGATTATGATGCAATTTTCGGAGGTTTAGGATGACAGTTGAATGTTTGAAGAATGCGCTGGCACTGATTGAAAACTACTTCGGCCGGCCGCTTTCTACCGATGAGCGCACGGCGCGGTCACAGATTTACGCCGCCGCGCTCAAAGACATCCCGGATGATGTGGCCGCGGCGGCTTTGACAAAAGCGCTGACGGTGTGCCGGTATCAGAACCAGCTGTTGGTTGACTGGTGCGCAGAAATCCGCAAGTTGCAGAGCGCCGGTCAGCCTACAGCAAACGACCTGTGGACGCAGGCTATCGTTGCCGCCCGGAAGATTGGGCGGAACCAGTACTATGCCACCCACGGCGGACTGGTGACGGCCACCGGGAAGCTGACCGCAGAGGACTTCCGGGCAGAGAACAGGAGCATCTTCGGTGCCTTGCCTGCCGCTGTGCGGGAATGGGCTGGCTCCCCGGCGGGGCTGGTGGATGCCCTTGACCGCTCCAATGCGGATCTCTTGCAGTACGTCAAGCCCGGTTTCGTCAAGGCAGTGGATGCTGCCAAGGATGCGGATCGGATGCCCCCGGCACTGCCCAGCGGGGCAAAAGCTCAGATTGGAGGTTGAAATGCAGCTTCGTTCTATCGTGTCGCTGGCCTGTGCAGTCAGCCTTTTTACCGGCAGCGCCCTTGCCAGCGCGGTCTATACCCGCCGGGTAGACGAACTCACCATGGAGCGGGACATTTACGCCAGCCAGAAAGAAAACTGGATGAACAAGGCCGTGGAGCGCAAGGAAACCATTGAGCAGATGCAGACCGAGGTTGAGCAGCTCACGGACACGCTTGCCGCAGATCAGAGCATTGCCCTTACATACGCAGGAGAGTTTCATTGCACGGCCTACTGCTCCGAGGAATACCCGCATATCTGCGGGGAGGGGCAGGGCATCACATCCAGCGGTGCCAAGGTTCAGCCGGGCGTGACGGTGGCCGCAGACACCAGCATCTTTCCCTATGGCACGGTCATTCTGATTGAGGGCGTAGGGATGAGGGTGGTTCAGGATACCGGCTCGCTTATCAAGGAAAATACCTTAGATGTGGCCGTTGGCACCCATGCGGAAGCGATTTCGTGGTCTGGCTGGGGTTCTCACAAGGTCTGGATTGTGACGGGAGGTGAGACGGATGCCGCTGAATGAGTACGGCGAAAAGCTGGATTCCAACGGTTATGCGCCCAGCATCCTGCATGATAAGCCGGTCTGCCTGATCTGCGGGCGGTATGGTACAGCACGGCATGAGGTGTACTTCGGGAGTGCCTACCGGGCAAAGAGCAAGCGTCTGGGCCTGTGGGTGACGCTTTGCCCGTGGTGCCATCAGAACGGCCCGACCGCCATCCACAACAACCGTGATGCTGATCTCCGGCTGAAGCGCTGGGCGCAGAAAAAGGCTATGGAACACTACGGCTGGCCGGAAGCCCGGTTTATTCAGGAATTTGGGAGGTCGTATTTATGAGTGAAAAATGCCCGATTATTGCCATTGATCCGGGCAACAGGCAGAGTGCCTACTGCGTTATCGACTGCAACACATTGAGGCCGCTGGAGTTCGGCAAGGTCGATAACGAAGAATTGCGCAACAAACTGGTTTTTGCCAATGAACAGGGCTGGCAGTGGGCGGTCATTGAAATGGTGGCTTCCTACGGCATGGCCGTGGGCAGGGAAGTTTTTGATACCGTCCTCTGGATTGGGCGTTTCTATGAAGCATTGTCCATCCAGATGGCGCAGAAGCCGCGGCTTCTCTGCCGCATCGAAGAAAAGCGGCACATCTGCCATGACAGCCGGGCAAATGACCCGGCCATCCGGCGGGCGCTGATTGACCGTTTTGCAACCCACGATTTGAAAAACGGAAAAGGCACCAGCAAAAACCCGGATTTCTTTTATGGCTTCAAGGCGGACATCTGGGCGGCATACGCCGTCGGCCTGACCGCCATCGAAAACCACAACAACGATTACAAAATTTCATCTGATTGCTGAAAGGAGTACATACCATGAGCGAAATTTCCAACTACGAGGCCCAGAAGAAAAAGCTGCAGGGCCTGTGCGATGAGCACAACTTCACGTTCCGCTTCTTCAAGGATCGCTATCCCATTACGTTGGTGATTACCCCCATCAATGACGTCGCCACCCAGATGGACATGCTGGGCAACGTGGAGGAGACCGGCTATTGCAGTCAGGACTCTTCCATGTGCTGGTACTTTGAGAACAGCGAGCTGAAGACCAAGGTCAAGGGCACATTCAGCATTGACAAGGTTCTCCGCACCAAGATTGAGAACATCCTGCTGAAGATGATCTCTTTCTGGCAGCAGTACTTCTTCCGTGACCTGATGGAGAACGGCAAACTCCGCAACTTTGGCGTGCCGGTGCCTGATGTGCCGGATTCCAATTCTCAGCGGGATTCTCAGCAGGACACCAAGCAGGGTGCCCCGCAGGACGACCCCGACGATGACGATGAACCGGCCGAGGACTCCGCTGAGGATGATACGGAGGAATAACCAATGGCAAAGGCAGCAGTGACGCGCAGCATCCGGGACGACCACCAGAAAAAATTCCTCAAAATCTTCAATGGCCTGACCGGAAAACATAGCCGCTGGGAGATTTGGGAGGACTTCGTCACCCTGACAGCTATTGAGATCTCAAACAGCACGGACAAGGTGAACGCGGCCGAACGCACCAAGATGTACCAGACCATCGTTTCCAAGTATTCTGCCAAAGAGCGGGACGGCATGGCTGAAATGCTGGCCGAGGTGGTCATGGGCATGGAGCAGAACCCCGACCAAGATTTCCTTGGCTCTCTGTACATGATGTGTGAGTTGGGCAATGACCACGCCGGACAGTTCTTCACGCCCTACGACGTGTGCCGCTGTATGGCCGAGATCACGTTTGACCCGAAGCTGCACCCGGACATGGAGGGGTTTATCTCGGTATCTGACCCGGCCTGTGGAGCTGGCGCCACGCTGCTTGCCTTTTTGAACGTCTGCAAAAGACGGAATATCTGCTACCACAACAAAGTCCTTGTCGTAGCCCAAGACATTGACTTCATCGTTGGGCTGATGTGCTACATCCAGTGCAGCTTCATGGGCTGCGCTGGATATGTAGTCATCGGTGACACACTCGTGAATCCGGCAACGGCCTACGACAGCCGTGGATTGCTGCCCGCAGGACCACAAAACCGTATTTGGTATATGCCGCTTTTCTCAACCGATGTATGGTATATGCGCCGCCAGATAGCGCAGACGAGCCTATTGCTTGAACCGAAAGACGAACCTGCAAAAATCGAAAAATCCGATATTAAGCCAGCAAATTTGCAAAAATCTATCAAAAAAGAGCCCAAAGCCCCGGAAAACGAGCCTCTTAACGAAACCCGCACCGGGCAGCTCACGTTTTTCTGACCCGAATTCAGAAAGGAGTAAACACCATGGCAGACATTACTTACATCCCCATCCGGCAGCTGCATCCGCACCCGGATAACCCGCGCAAAGAACTGGGTGATTTGTCCGAGCTTGCAGCCAGCATCAAGGAGAACGGCGTGTACCAGAACCTGACCGTCATTCCGGGACACTACATCGGCAAGCAGGAGTACATTGCCCGGTGCATTGCCGATGGCGGCGACGCTTCGGCAGCAGAGGCGGCATGGACACCCAAGGCCGCGTGGTCCAGTGAGGACTACACCATCATCATCGGACACCGCCGGGCGGCGGCAGCACAGCAGGCTGGCAAGTTTGAATTGCCCTGCTCTGTGGTCGATATGACCGAGAAAGAGCAGCTGCAAACCATGATGGTGGAGAATATGCAGCGGTCTGATCTCACCGTCTACGAGCAGGCGCAAGGCTTCCAGATGATGCTGGACATGGGTGATACTGTGGAGCGCGTCGCAGACCGCTCCGGCTTCTCTCAGTCCACCATCCGGCGGCGCATCAAGTTGCTGGAACTGAACCACGACAACTTCAAAAAGGCAGAGCAGCGCGGCGCAACCCTTTCCGATTTTGTTGAACTTAACAAAATCGAGGATTTGGATGCCCGGAACCGGGTGCTTGAGACCCTCGGCACGGCTAATTTTAACCGTGAGATGCAGAACGCCTTGTCCGACCAGAAATACCAGCACAGAAAAGCTGAATGGATCGAGCAGCTTCGCCAATTTGCCGTGGAAAATCCTGATGCCAATTACAGCACTCACACGCACGTTGCCGGATACGGATATTGGAACACCAGCAAGGACGTTGAAGTGCCGGACGATGCCGATAGCGTAGCGTACTGCTACAAGGTCAGCCAAAACCAGATTGACCTCTACAAAGAGCGTGACTTGGAAAAAGAGAATGCGGAAACGGCCAAGCGAGAGGAAAAGCGGCAGCAGGAACAGTTCTACAAGGACCAACTTGCCGCCCTCACAAACTATATGTTTGAGCTGCGCCGGGACTTTGTGACGCAGCTTTCCACGGCAGAGTGCAAAAAGCATCTGGGCGAAATCGTCCGCTTTGCTGTGGATGCGTTCGATTCAAATTACGATGGCGAGTTGACAATCAAGCTGCTGGGCGTTGCTCCCCCGGAAACGGACGGCGTTGATCTGCTTGATTATCTGGAAAGCACTTCGGTGTTCAGCGACCAGCCGGAAAAGGCACTGCTCTCCTTGGCCTATTCGGCTGCTGACGATGGCAGCAACGGATACTGGGGCTGGGTCTGGAAACCCGACTACCAGAGCGGCGGGTACGGCTGGGAGGAAAACGGCAGTCTCGACGCTATTTACACTCTGCTGGTAGCCTTGGGCTATGAAATGTCTGACGAAGAAAAGGCGTTGCAGAACGGAACCCATGCCATCTTTTCCACCAATGCCCCTAAAAAGGCAGATGCGCCCTGCGACCGTTGCAAAGCGGCACACCCGAACTGCGATAAGTGCTGCAAAGCCTGTGATGAACCTTGCAATGCCGCTCAGGCTTGCAAGAAAGACGAAGAAAGGACGGAAAATAATGACTGAGAAAATTATGGGTGCTATCTCTGTTTCTGCACTGGAGCGTTTGGAGCAGAGCGCAGTGAAGCTGAGCCTGATTACTTTTTGCCTGCGCCATGAAGAACTCAAGGCCGCCCCGGATGCGGCAGAGATCCACAGCATCAAGTCTGACCTGAGCCGGGCATTGCAGGAGGTCAGCGCCAATGCTGCCGCCTGCGCGCTGAGCGGCGGCATCCCGGAAAAGGCAAAGGCAAGCCCCCCTGCGGGGGCAGAGCCTAAGCGTATCCAGCGGAAAGAAATCCCCAAAGGCACGGCCTACGGTGTTCTGCGCCTGCGCTGCCCGAAATGCGGGGATGTGTTTGGCCGGTTCCTGCGGGAACCCAGCGCCAGCGTGACCTGCCGCTGCGGCGGAGAGATTCAGCTGGACAACCTGACACGGTATGAATTCACCTGCCCCTGCTGTGACTTTGAAGCCCGTGGCCGCACCAATCTGGAAGACCCCGAAATCACGGTGCCCTGCAAGTGCGGCAACCCGGTCACGATGAAATGGGACCGCAACAAGCGTATGTACCATGAATGAGGGCGGAAGCAATGACACTTGTGGGTGCCGCTGTTAGAGCCGCCGGAGGAAGAAAAGCAATGAAAGAAAAAACCATCACGGTTTCGCATGAAGTGTCACCGGAATATGGAAAATGTAGTTTCGGTGGGGACTTTTGGGGAAAAGAAGTGTGCAAGTACCATGCACTTCGTACCCAGACACACGGAAATAAGGCACCGCCGGAATATAGAAAACCTAAGTGCCTGTTATTCAACTGCTGGCTTGATGAACCGTACAAAAAGTGCGAGATGTGCCGCAAGGCGTGCGCGGAGGTGGACAGGAAGTGAAAGAAGAAATCCGTGCTCGATGCCCTTTGTGCGGCGGGGAAATTATAGTTTCCGAGTATTATCAGACATCACGAGATTACAAAGTTCTGATGAACGGGAAACTGTCCAAACGGTACATCGTCACCGATGCTGGTCCCATAAATTCGATGACAGCATCATGCGGCAGTTTTTGCGGCGCATACTGGGAGCATGAGGAGTTTGACATTTCCGAGGACGGAATGTTTTACGATAAAAAATATTTGGAAGAAGAGGTGTGCACATGAAAGCAGTCCTTATCAGCATCAAGCCCAAGTGGTGTGACCTGATCCGGCGGGGGCGCAAGACGGTTGAGGTCCGCAAGACCTGCCCGAAGCTGGAAGTGCCGTTCAAGGTTTATATCTATGAGACCATGGATGGCGGTCGTGGGAGCGGCCTTGTTTTCGGTGAGTTCGTCTGCATCGGATTTGATGCTTTCAGGCCGATCGGCAAGGGCATCAGCATCAAGCGCTTCCCTGCATTGTATGAAAGCTGCCTGACCCTTGATGAAATCGTAAAGTATGCGCAGGGTGAGCCGGTATACGGCTGGCAGATCTCTCAGCTGAAGCTCTACGAGGAGCCGCTCAAGCTGGAGGACTTTTCCCGCCACGGTTTCTGTGGCATGAACGGGACTGGTGTTTGCGGCAATGCAGACTGCGAGAACTATCAACCGTCTGGCAACTATATGGAGCCGCCCACCTGTGCAGTCAATGGATGCACCCTGTATGAAGCGCCGCAGAGCTGGTGCTATGTGGAGGAAAGGAGGGATTCGGAATGAAGTGGATTCAGATTACCGATGTCATAAAGTGGATTGCTGTGTGCGTTGCAATCTCCATTTCTGTTTATGTGACAAGGGATGGAAGATACCTCTGGTTTCTTCTCATCCCTGCATTCCTGATTTAAGTGGGGTGATGGCAATATGAGAGATTGTTCTATATGCAAGGCGAGGGCGTACTGCTGGGAAGCAGTTGAACCCGGCTCCATTATGTGCGGCATCAACCTGATGCAGCATGGTGGGACGAAAAGTGAACCCGAAACGCCGCGGTCGATAAGCGTGAAGCTGAGTCCGACCTTTTGCGCATACTGTGGTAAGCCGCTAAAAATTATTGGGACAGAGCGCTTCTGCAACAACGTCCAGTGCTTCAACCGCTTTCAGAATGTATAAAGGGGGATGCCTGATGTCAAATTTTCAAAAAGATGTCCAGCTCCTCACTGATTTGCAGGAGCTGATCTCCGATGCAGAGCGCACCGCCAATATGCCGGGGTATGCGGGGGCTGTGTTCAATGCAATCTCCCCGGCGCTGAAAGCGGCCATGCCGGCAGCACAGAAGAAAGCCCGGCGGCAAATCGATGTGCTGACCCGCGCCAAAGAACGGCTGATGGAGCTGATGGAGGAACCGCAGAAATGACCAACGGTGACTTTATCCGCTCGATGTCGGATGCAGACATCCGGGAAAACTTCACCCAGCTGCTCTGTGAATTCGTCCAGCGGAAGCAGACGAGCCGTTGCCGGAGCAGAGAACATTGCTTCCACTGCATCAAGGACTGGCTGAAAGAAGAAAGCGTGGCGCTTAGGAGGGCCGATGATGACACTGAATGAGATTCGCAAGCTCCGGGGGATGACCCTCAGCGAGTTTAGCCGGAAGTCAGGGCTGTCCCCGCATACTGCACGGAACCTGATGGGCTACAGGGAACTCTACGGAAATCCTCGGATGGACACGATGGTGGATGCGGCGCGGGCGCTGAATGCGGTCGTGACGATCACCCCCAAGGGCGTGACGATTCGCGCCAGAAAGGAAAGCGCATGACTCCTATTCCATTCCGTGAGCAGAACATCACCTATAACCCGCCGGAGGGCATGGAAGACAAGTGCGAAGCGCTTCCAGCTTTCCGGGGAGAGGGACAGGTGATCTCCTGCTGGCATCTTACATTATGGGAGCGTATCAAGCTCCTGCTGACCGGGCGGCTGTGGTTCTCGGTGATCGGCAATGGACAGCCGCCTATCTGGCTGGGTGTGGATTGCCCGTTCATTCGTAAATAATCCGACCGCAAGACCTGTATTTTTGCCGTAAAATGTGATAAAATAATTAGGTAGCACCTCTACAAATTGGAGGCCGCGCACATATTACTGGAGGTCAGGTATGACGGTGCAAGAGCTGTCCAGATACTTAACGCTTCGCAAGCAGATTGATGAGGACAAAGAAATCTACGAGAACATGTGCCAGAAGATGGGGCCAGCATCCCCGTCACTGTCAGGAATGCCCCATACTCCCGGTGTTCGTGACAAGGTTGGTGATCTGGCCGCAGATCTGGCAGATTTGGATGCCGGCATCAAAGAGCTTGAAGCCGAAGCCGAGAGGGTGCTTCCAGCAATAGAAGAATTCTGCGTGTCGATTTCAGACCCGCGGATGCGCCTGATTTTCAGGCTCCGTTTCGTGCGGTGCCGCTCATGGGCAGAGATCGCAGGAACACTCGGACGGTACTATACCGAAGCCGGAGTGTGCAAGATGGCATATAATTACCTCAAAAAGATAGCCTGAACCAAATTCAAAAAGCCGCTGCTTCAGTGTGAAAATGCTGATTCAGCGGCTTTTTCTTTTGCTTGCCTGCCACGGGTGGAAAGCGTAGTTTGTCAGATGACTTCCAATGGTTTCTGATGGGTTCCAATGACTTCCAATCGGTACGAATGCTTTCCAATGCTTTCTGATGACGCAAGGCGCAAGGCATGGTATTATTATGCTACAAAATCCTAAACAAAGCCGGGCGGTGCAGATCATCTGATGTGCGCCACCATCTGCAAACAGAAATATACACGAGCCGCAGGCTCACAAGAATAGGAGCAAAAATGAAGAAGACAAACGAGAATTTGGTGATCCTGATTACGTTGTTTGCAATCAGCATCGTCATTGCCAATGTGACCGGCGCACGAACCATTACCACCGGCCTGCATATCGGCCCCATCGAGCTGGCCTTGAGCGGCGGCGCCATCACCTATGCCGTCACATTCCTCTGCACAGACATCATCGGCGAGATCTGGGGCAAGGCCACGGCCCAGCGCGTGGTGAAGTATGGCTTTATCGGCCAGATTTTTGCCACCGCCTGCATTATGCTCACCGGCGTTTTCCCTGCAACGGATGCCGTCATGGACAATGCCTATCAAACCCTGCTGGGGCAGAACTGGATCTTCGTCATCGGCAGTCTGTCCGCATACCTCGTTTCCCAGTCGTGGGACGTGGCCGTATTCCATGCAATCCGAGACCGCTACATTGCCAAGCATGGCAGCACCAAGGGTGGCCGCTGGCTATGGAATAACGGTAGCACCATCACGAGCCAGATCTGGGACACGGTGATCTATGCGGTCATCAGCTTCGGCTTCGGTCTGGGCTGGGTGCATACCCACGAGGGCCGGATGCAGCTTATCGGTATCATCATCGGGCAGTATCTTCTGAAAGCCTGTCTGGCGCTGTTGGATACTCCCTTTTTCTATTTCTTCACAAGAAATGCAGACCGCCGCTGACGGCATCGTGTAGCGTGCGCTCTGTGTTCTGCCTGCCAGTTTGAGCAGAAACAAACAAAGGAGGATGGTGACTATGTAGATGGACAAGCGGGATAAAGGCTACACCCTGTATAAAAAAGGGCTGTCCTGCACCGAGATTTCCAAGAAGTTGGATGTGTCTATCAACACAGTAAAGTCATGGCGCAAGCGCTACTGGACGCAGGGTGCAGATGCACCCGCAAAACGCACCCTGCACCCAGAGGATGCACCCGCCGCACCTGACCCTGAAACAAGACCAAAACAGGGCGCGCCGCCGGGAAATGTCAATGCCGTTGGAGCAGGTGCGCCCAAGGGCAACCGCAACGCCGTCAAGCATGGTGGGTGGTCTGAACTGATGTTCCGAAGCTGGACAGAGGAACACCGTCAGCTGCTGGATGCCTGTGACGAAGATGTGGATGCAGAAGAACTGCTCATAAATGAGCTGAAATTGCTGACCGCCCGCGAGGGCTATCTGCTGGAGCGTATCTCCCACTATTCCAAAGAGGGAGCCTATGTTCAGACGCAGACCACATCCAAGAGAAGCAGGAACTTCAAGCGGCTGGATGGCGACACTGAAAAGGAAAAGAACGATTTGCAGGCCTATGTGGAGGCCATTGATGCCAAAGTAGCCGCCGGGGAGCGTTTGCCGGGCAATGAAACCCTGACAAATTCCACTCTGGAAGCGTCCTACCTCATCATAGAACGCTTGAACAAGCTCTTGACCGATGTACAGCGGCAGAAAGCCCAGTGCATCAAACAGCTGGCCGAACTGCGCAATATGAGCGGCGGCGGAAAGAGCGAACTGGTTGACGACTGGGTAGCAGCCATTCAGGCCGCAGAGGGGATGGACGATGACACGCCGTGAGTTTTTCCAAAGAAGAATACCGCGGTACCGCAAAGACCCGCTCCTTTTTTTCAAGGAAGTGACTCACTTTGAGCCGGATCCATGGCAGCGGGAGGCGGCTGTGGCGGTATCACAGCATCGGCGCGTTGCCATCCGTTCCGGGCAGGGCGTGGGCAAAACGGCACTGGAAGCCAATCTTATGTGGTGGTTCATTGCCTGTTTTTCCTACCCGCGCATCGTCTGCACCGCACCCACGATGCAACAGCTGGATAACGTCCTGTGGGCAGAAATGGCAAAGTGGCTGGACGCAAGCCCGGTGCTTCAAATGATGTTCACATGGACGAAGACCCGCGTGTACATGAACGGCTATGACCGCCGCTGGTTTGCCGTCCCGCGTACAGCCACAAAGCCAGAGTCCCTGCAGGGCTTCCACGAAGACAATATGCTTTTCGTGGTTGACGAAGCATCCGGTGTTGCTGACCCCATCCTTGATGCCATTGGCGGCACCCTGACCGGTGCCAACAACAGGCTTCTCTATTGCGGGAACCCCACAAAGGCGACTGGCGGCTTCGCTGAGAGCTTCCAAGGGGACGGCATGGACTGGTACTGCATGACGGTATCAAGCCGTGACAGCCCCCGCACCAGCAAGGAAAACATAGCTGCCCTCGAAAAGAAGTACGGCAAAAATTCCAATGTGGTGCGCGTCCGTGTAGACGGCCTGCCGCCGATCGCGGACAGTGATGTGTTCATACCCAGCTACATTGCGGAAAAGGCCACCATGAATGAGCCGCTTCCGCATGACAGTCCGGTGCGACTCTCCATCGGCTGTGACGTTGCCCGTTTTGGTGATGACTGCACCGTCATTGCCCCCAACATAGATGCTGACGTTCAGGAACTGAAAATTCGGAACGGACAGGATCTGTGGGCAACGGCAGAGGACATCATCTTTGAGTATCTTTTCCTGCTGGAGAAGTACCCGCAGTACCCCGGCATGGTCTATGCCATCATTGATGATACCGGTCTGGGCGGCGGCGTGACCGATATTCTGCGCCATGAAAGGGAAGCCAGAGGGCTGAACCAGCTTGAGGTTATCCCGGTGAACTTCGGCGCATCCGTGCCGCAGGAGGATGCAGCCGCCAACTATGCCGACATATCCACATGGATGTGGTCACTGGTTCGTGACATGGCACAGAGCGGGCGGCTACACCTGCCCAATGATACAGAGCTGATTGCCCAGCTTTCCACGCGAAAGTACGCTTTTGCCGGAACACCGCCGAAGCTGAAGCTGGAGAGCAAGGACATTATGAAGCGGCGCGGCCTGCCCAGCCCTGACCGGGCGGATGCCGTGGCGCTGTCCCTGTATCAGCCCATCACCTACACATGGGAAATCGGATAGGAGGAAACAACAGAAACATGGCAGTATTTGGATTCGGACGGCGCAATGCCGTTGGGCGGCAGTACAATGGCGGGAACGTCAGCGTTATGCTGCCCCGGTACACTACGCCGCCTGAGCGCAATACGCGGGACTGGCTGGAAATGTTTGGCCGCAACCCGCGTTTGGCGGTTGTGGATCGCATTGCTTCCGACCTGTCCACCTGCGCCGGTAAGCTGTACCGCAAGGATGAAAACGGGGAAGAAGTGGAAATCACGGACCATCCCTTTTTGAATTTCATGGCGCATCCGAACCCCCTCTATGAAATGACTTGGGGTGCGTGCTGGCGGTTGCAGCAGATCTATCTGGAACTCAAGGGCGAGGGCTACTTCGTCTATGAATTTGATGCCCTCGGTCGTCCGGTGGAGCTGTGGCCGCTCCCTACACATTGGGTGCAGCAGACCCCCTATGTGGGCTACCCCTACTATGAAATCAGAACGACCGGCGGACTCATCCGGCAAATCCCGGTGGACGATATTTTCTGCATGAAAGAACTGAACCCGCTTGACCCCTACAAAAGAGGTCTCGGTGCGGCAGAGTCCCTTGCAGATGAAATCGAGACGGACGAGTACGCGGCAAAATTCCAGAAGAAGTTCTTCTACAACGATGCCACTCCGACCACGCTGATCTCGATGCCGGGAAGCAGTAAGGATCAGCGCGACCGTTTCAGGTCCGAATGGAATGAGCGCTTCCGAGGACCGTTCAACTCCCACGGCATTGCCACGGTGGACGGCAACGTGACCGTGACGAAGCTGGCCGAGAACATGCGCGACATGGATATGACGGAGGGGCGAAGGTTCCTCCGGGATGCCGTGCTTGAGCATTTTGGTGTTCCGCGTGAAATCATGGGCATCACGGAGAGCAGCAACAGAGCCACGAGCGAAGCGGCTCAGTACATTTATGCCCAGAACGTCATCATGCCACGGCTCAACCGCCGGGAAGAAGCCATCAATACACAGATTTTGCCGTTCTATGGCAATGATCTTGTCTGGCATTTTGATGATGTGGTCCCGCGCTCGCAGGAGTTCGACAAGGCCAAAGGCATTGACGGCTGGAATGCTGGGCTTTTGACCAAGGATGAAGCCCGCGAACTGCTGGGCATGGAACCCTGCAAGACCGGCGGCGACTGCTTCAAGATCACCATTTCCGATATGTTCATCGGCTCCAACGATGACCCGGCGGAGGTAACGACCGACCTGATGCAGGAAAGCACAGATGTAGTCGAGGTCGCGGACGATGAAGACACCGGCGGGATGCTGTTTATGAGTGACCGCCGTGAGCATGAAGAAAAATCCCGCACGCAGAACATCGGCAATCTGCTGGCGGCCGCCCAGAAATCCCAGAGAGCGAAGTTTGAAGTTGCCACGATGAAGTTCTTCAAGCAACAGCAAAAGCGGCTCTCCGGCTCTCTGAGCGGCACTGAGAAAGCAGACTGGAGCGTGTGGGATGTCTTGATGCCCTACATCACGGAAAACCATGTGGAAGACAGCGCCGCATGGTCTGCCCTCGGTGAGCAGGAGCAAAAAAATCTTGTGGAGCAGTTCATTGGTGGTCTTGTCAACTGGCCGTCTGAGGAAACGGCAATGGAGGAAATCTTCAAGCCGCTTTGGAAGCAGACCTATGATGAGGGTACCCGGATTGCAAAACAGGCCTACAATATCCGCGGTGTTGACCGCCCGGAGCTGCTCAGTCAGGCAAAGCTCCATGGTGGGCAGCGTGTCCGTCATGTGACACAGACCACCAAGGAAAATATCTCCCGCATTGTAGCCAATGGCATTGAAGCCGGTATTGGCCGCGAAAAGATGGCGGATGAGATTTTGCAGGAGTATGAGATCCAGACCCGGAGTAGGGCTCGGCTCATTGCAGATCAGGAAACCGTTATGACGCTGGAGACCGGCCACTATGACATGATGCAGAAAAGCGGCGCCACCACAAAGACGTGGCATCACCGCCCGCAGAAGAACCCTCGTGATGGTTCCGATGGCGGTCCGAACCATGTCAAGATGGACGGAGAGACCGTGCCGATCGATGCCCGGTTCTCCAACGGCCTGCGGTATCCCTGCGACCCGGAGGGACCTGCACGCGAAACCATCAAATGCAGGTGCTATGTCACCTACAACAGATAAAGGAGGGCGTGAGAGTGGTATTCACGCGAGAAGACGCAGCTCGTGCTGCACAGAACATCGGCATTGATTTCAAAAAGGAAGCATTCCAGCTGGAAGACCTGCTGAACGGCATGAACACAGAGCTTGCCCGGCACGGCACCAAGGCAGGGATGGCTGATGTTACACACGATGACCCCACTATGACGGCGAAGCTGGCAGTTGCAAATCTGCGGGTATCGCCGTCTTATTATTCCCAGCGCGTGGGGAAAAGCGCATGGGAACGCTCCCTTGCACGGGGAGTAAAGCACAAGGGCGCAAAGACCGAGTACAAAACCGTGGAGTTTGAACTGGAGGGCTTTGACGATAAAGAGGGTACATTCTCCGGCTATGGAGCTGTGTTCTCCAATATCGACAGCGGCGGCGACATTATTGAGCCGGGTGCCTTCACGAAGACCATCGCCGAGGGCATCGGACGGGTGAAAATCCTGTCCGGGCATAACGATAGTCTGCTGCCGATCGGCATTCCTACCGAACTCCGCGAGGATGCAAAAGGTCTTTTTATGAGCGCCAAGATCAGTGACACCACTCTCGGCAGGGATGTGAAGACTCTGATCCATGACGGCGTTCTGTGCGAACTCTCCATCGGCTATGACCCGGTTGTGTTTGACTACGATGAGAACGGCATCCGCCATCTCCGCGAAGTCAAACTCTGGGAAATCAGCGTTGTCACATGGGCCATGAACGAACAGGCAGTCATTACGGACCACAAATCGGATGATGCGGCTACCCGCATCGAAGCGGAAGCGCAGGCCATCGTTACCGAGGTAAAGGCCGGGCGCAAAATTTCCGCTTCCCGCATGAAGTCCCTCAAGGATGCCTGCACGTCCATGAAAGCCGCCACAAAGCTGCTGGATAAGATCATTTCGGAAGCGCAGGGTGACAACGGCAAGGGGCATCCCCCGGTAAGCGCACACAAGTCCGTGGAACGGAAATCCGCTCCGAAGAAAACTGTAGAAATTATTTTTTGACACAGGAGGAAAAATCAATGCGTCTGAAGAACAGAAAGAAGTCCGCAGCCGCCATCAAGTCTATGAAGGTGGGAACCGATGAGTTGAAAGACCTCATCAAGGGCGCCGTCAAGGAAGCTATGGGCGAGGAGGACGATACCGGCGATGATGGCAGTGATGCTGCCGCCGCGCTGGATGGCATTACCGCAGAGGACATGGCCGATATTATCGAACAGGCTGTGGACAAAGCCAACGAGAAGCGCAAGTCCCGCAAGGATGCCGGCGAGGAAGTCGGCGACCTGACGGCCGATGAAGTCATTCAGGAGGCCGCTGAGATCATCGATGCCATGACCGCAGATGAGGGCATGGACGATGATGAAGCCGATTCCGAGGGCAAGGATGACGATGAGGCTGACTCCGATGAAAAGGATGATGACGAAGCCGCTTCTGAGGATGATGCCAAGCGCCGCAAGTCCGCTGCATTCCGCCGTCAGGTGAAGTCCGGCACCGCCCCTGCCCAGCGTAAGTACTCCAGCCTGTTCATGGGCGGCACCGCTTCCGCCAAGAAGCAGCAGAAGAGTGTTCCCCCGCTGGTGAACCTTGCCCGCGCCATCAAGTGTCTGGATGTCTTTGGCCGGCATGACCCGGAACGTGCTGAGTTCTACGCCAAGAAGTACTACGAGGATATGTCCATGGCCCGCGAGTTCAAGGCCATGTCTGCCACCAACCCGACCGCTGGCGGCTTCCTGATCCCGGAAGTCTATCTGGATGAGGTCATCGAACTGCTGTACAGCAAGACTGTTATCAAGGAGCTGGGTGCACGCACCATTCCGCTGGAGAACGGCAACCTGAACATCCCTCGCATGACCTCCGGCACCCGCGCTATGTGGGGCGGTGAGGGCCGCAAGATCGCTTCCACCCAGCCTGCATTCGGCAACCTGCGTCTGTCTGCAAAGCGTCTGGAAGCTATTGTGCCCCAGACCCGCGAACTGCTGATGAGCACCAAGTACAGCGCCGATGAACTGTTCGCCGCTGATCTGTCCCGCCGTATGCAGCTCGGCCTTGACTGGGGCGCTCTGTACGGCACCGGCGGCGAGTTCCAGCCCACCGGCATTGCCAATACCCCCGGCGTTGAGAAAATCGACGCAAAGAAGATGGATGCCCAGTATGCCGCAGACGGAAGGCTGACTGCCGATTTCCCGGTCTATGTGAAGTCGCTGGTTATGAGCAAGAACGTGGACGATCAGGCTCTGGGCTGGGCTTTCAACTCCTTTATGGAGGGCTATCTCAAGAACATCAAGACCACCACCGGCGACTACATCTACCGCGATGAGATGAACGCTGGCAACTTCCTCGGCATGCCGTACAAGGTTTCCAACCAGATCCCGACCGACAGCAAGACCGGCTGCACCGAAATGTTCTTCGGCAACTGGGCAGACCTGATGATCGGCGATCAGATGGGTCTGGAGACCTACACCACTCTGGACGGTACTTGGACGGATGAGAACGGTGTCCAGCACAACGCCTTTGAGGAAAATCTGACCGGCACCCGTGCGCTGATGTACGATGACATTGGCGTGCGCCATGTTGAGAGCTTCGCCTACGTCCACAATATCAAGGTTATCTGAGGAGGAAGACTGCTATGAAAAGAGCACTGTTTGATACCGTCACCGTCCTGCCGTTTGCCAGCGGCAATGTGGTTGACCGCACCGGCTATGAGAGCGCCGTGCTGGCTGTTACTGTGGAAGCATCCCAGACGGCCACCATCAAGGTCGAAACCGCCGACAGCACCGCCGGTCCGTATGAGCCGGTCAAGGACAGCCGCATCTTCGTTGATAACCCGGTCAACGAGGATGGCGAGGCCGTCATCGAGAACGAAGCCGAAGCTCAGGCTGTGGCGAACCTCGACATTGACCTGATCGGCTGCAAGTCCTGCGTCAAGATCACCGCCACCAACGGCACCATTGGTGCGCTGGCGCTGGGTGATGCCACCAACTGCCCTGTCAAGGAAAGTATCTGATGGAGGGCTGCATGATGGCGAGAATGTTCAAACCGACCAAGTCCGCCCCGCGCCCTGCTGAGAACAAAGCAGTTCATGCAAAGGAGCGGAAGACCGCCGCAACCCCGCCTGCGGCTTCGCAGGAAGCCCCGGAAAAGGGCGCTCGGTAAATTCCCCCTCTGATGGGGAAAGCCTGTCAGAGGGCTTTTATTTGGAGGTGTCGTGTTGGCCGTAACACTGAGAGAAAATGCCCTCACCACTCTGGATGCCCTGAAAACCTCGCTCGGCATCGACCCGGCGGAAGAAGATGCACAGCGGGACGCAACCCTTGTGCAGCTTATCAATGCGGCATCTGCGTGGCTGGAAACTCAGCTGGGAAGAAAGCTGGGGAAAAGCACCTACCGGCAAAGATATTGTGGTACTGGAACGCAGCAGTTGTCGCTGGAGCAGTATCCCATTGTCAGTGTGGAACGTATCACGGACACGTTCACCGGGGAAACCATTACGGACTTCGATTTCAACGAAACCGGAGAGATTGGGGTTCTGTTCCGTGAAGATGGATGGACATACCGCGGGCACATCGGCGGGCTGGCCTATGACTACATTGCCCCCAGAAAATATCTGGAGGTGCAGTATGTGGCCGGGTATATTCTGCCGAAAGATGCCACCGAAGACCATCCGGCCACGCTCCCGGCAGATCTGGAAGCCATTGTTTGGTACATGATCGCCCAGCAGTGGGCCATCATTGAAAATGATGCCGCCGGGCTGTCGGCGTTCTCTATCTCCGATGTGAGCTGGACTTTCGATAAGAATATCAGCGAAACATGGCAGTCCGTGATTTCAAAGTATCAGCGGTGGTAACATGAAAATCCTTAAAGATGGATTTCGCGCAGATATGGAGCGCATCAAGCGGGAACTGACAGCGCTGCAAGGCGTGAGTATTCATGTGGGTATTCTGGGAGACGCGGGAAGCGACATCCTGATGATTGCCGGTGTGCATGAATATGGAGCGACGATCAGTGCGAAGAATGTCAAGCATCTGGCTATTCCGTTGAATATGGAAGCGAAGAATTCTGGCAGTCCCCGCAAATTCAATGACCTGCGGTTTATTCCCATTTCTCCCGGCTATGGCTTTTTGGTACGCGACAGAAAGCATCCCCAGAAAGCCCCCGGTAGAAAGAAGCAGGAAAAACATGATGCAAAAAAGCATCCGAGCGGCGGCGAAGAAGACCCGCGCCCGAATGAGGACTACGAGTGGATGTATATGCTGGTGGACAGTGTGACCATCCCGGAACGCAGTTTCATCCGAGCGAGTTTCGACACCGGCAAGGCCACGCTGGAAAATATCTGCAAAGAAGCTGTGGATGGCATCATTTTGAAAAAATGGACGGCTCAGGAGGCGGCAGACTACATCGGAAAGTGGGCGGTCGAAATGACCCACGACTACTTCAACACGAAGCTGTCACCGCCAAAGTCTGCTACAACGCAGTTGACCAGCACCCAGTATCAGCCCCTGTTTGATACAGGGCGGCTGTACAACAGCATTTCGTACAGCGTGGAGGGTATCTGATCTATGAGAAAATGGAAAGGGCCGCAGATTCCGCGAAGCCTGCTGCACAGTATGTACGAGGTGCATACCGAGGGCGGCGGCTATGATAAGGAGCAGGGCGGACAGTGGAAGCCGGGAACAACGGTCGAAATTGTTTTTCAGGGTGTTGTGATGCCGCTGAACAATGAGGATTTGCAGTACATTGACAGCGGAAGCTATACGCTCAATGCTCAGAAAGTCTATACGAATGGGCACACCCTGCAGGTGGGCGCCCAGTTCCGGGATGGGTTTGACGGCCAGATCTATACGGTCAAGCAGGAGCTGACTCACGGCCCGGTGCATTCGATGAAGCGCTACATGGTTGAGAAGAAAGGGGAGAGCAACCCGAAATGAATTTCAGGGAACTGCGGAACCGCCTGATTTCTAGCCTGTGGGATTACATTGGATGCCCAGTCATTCTGTCAAATCAGGTCCAGCCAGAAGCTGAGCCGCCGTTCTGTATTTATACGGTAACTGCACCGTATATCCCGGACGGTGGCATGGGTGACTATGAGATTGCTGATGTTGCCGAGGGCGTGAAGATTTCTCGGCTGGAAATGCCCTCGGCTACATTCTCGTTCACCTTTTGCAGCCAAAACCGCACTGCGGAGGATGGCTCTGCGGTGAACGGTGAGGATGAAGCGTGGGCGGTCGCTGATAAGGCTATCAGTTATTTTAAGCACGCCGGGCAGGATGATTTCCTTGCGCTGGGTGTGACGGTGGTTGATGTGGGCCAGGCACAGGACCGCACAACGCTTCTTGTGGACGAAGCCGCCCGGCGGGTCGGCTTTGATGTGCAGATTCGGTATACCCGCATTGATGGACGCGAAACCGCGTCCATCGAAAAAATCAAAATTTAAGGAAAGGACTGAATTGGATGAAAGATATTCAGGTTTTTACCGCGCTCGATGCAAAAACCGTGGCGGCGGAAAAGCTGGACATCCTGCTGCTCTCGACCGAGGGCGCGGCTGACATGGCGACCTACAATGACCTTGAAAAGCTCAAGGCGGCATTTCCGGGGAAAAAGGTCGCGGCCATGGCAGACAAGATGTTCAATCAGGATAACACCCTTGCAGATACGCTTATCCGCAAGGTGCGTGTGGCTGGCATCGAAAATCCTCAGAATGTGGGCGGCACTGCATCCCGCATTGAAATTGCATTCGGCGAAAATATGCCGACCGAAACGCTGGAAGCCAGCACCGCCTACTATGCCAAAATCGGCGGCAAGGCTGTGGTGGAGATCACGACCGGCGAGGAAGTGCCGGTGGACTGCACCGGGCTGGCAAAGCTGTTCGCAGGAACGTCCTTTGAGGAAGATGGTGTGAAGTTCACCGCTGCGGTGGACGACAATACCGTGACCTACACCAGTACCACCCGCACGGCTGTTTCTGGCTATGCGGAGAGCATCAGCCTGTACAAGGATGCAGACTGCTTCAAGGATATGGGCCTGAGCGGCGCTGTCGTGTCGGTTTCCGTAGGTAAGGCGGATACCACTAAGGCCGAAAACCTCATTGCCGCCATCGAAGACCTGCGCGACCACAACGATGACTGGTATTTCATTCTGACCGACGTTACCGACCCGGTCTGCGTGACTGCCCTGTGCAAGTGGGCGGAAAGCACGGAACCCACGGAAGCAGCGCTGGGTGCCGGTGTGGAAGATCACCGCAAGTTCTACTTCGGCCAGACCAACGACAAGGAATATGTCAACGAGTATGGTCGCAGCGTTGTTACCTATGCTGATAATCTGGCCGAGTGGGCGGATGCAGCATGGGTCGGCAGTGTCGGTCCGTTCTGGCCGGAGAGCGTCACATGGAAGTGGAAAGTGCCGGACGGCGTGAGCGTTGCGGACCTCCGCGACAGTGAGCGCGACCTGCTGGAGGAGAACCGCGTCAATTTTATGACAGCGGAGTATAAGCACGAGTACATGAAGAACGGCATCTGCGGTGATGGGAATTTCATCGACAATGTGTTGGGCGCTGACTACATCACCCATCAGATCCGCGAAAATCTGTATGAGATTTTCATTGCCAACAAGAAGATTGCCTACACGGATGACGGTTTCGCACTGGTTGCGGCCGGCGTGTTCGCGGCACTCAACCGGGCTGTGGAACTGCACATTATCGCAACTGACCCGGAGGATGACACCGGTGTGTACACGGTTGTGATCCCCAAGCGGGTAGATGCGACCGATGAGCAGGCCCGCAACCGCCAGATGCCCGACATCAAGTGGAGTGCCCAGCTGGAGGGCGCTGTTCACAGCGTCAAGGTCAACGGCACCCTGCGCGTCACCCTGAATGGCTAAGAAAGGAGGAAGCTGTCATGGCAAGTAATATCGAAGTTGCATCCTATGACCCGAAAAAGGTGAACTTGGTGATGAACGGCAAGATCATTACCGGCTTTGCTTCGGACTCTATGATCACGATTGCCCGCAACGAAGATACGGTTACTACGCAGGTCGGCGTAAAGGGCGATGTGGCATACAACGAAAATGCAAATGAGAGCGGCACCATCACTGTTACGCTGATGGGTACTTCGTCCAGCCTGCCGTATGTCCGCAGCCTTGCGCTCAAGCGTAAGGAAGTCTCTGTGATGATCGTCGATGCCAACGATTCGGCATCGGTCAATGTGGCAGAGGAACGCTGCCGCGTCATCAAACCGCCTGACATCACCCGCGCAAAGGAGATCGGTTCTGAATCGGTCAGTATCTTTGTGCCGTCTCTGAATTACCGTTAAGCTATGGCCGGAACGAACTGGCCGGAGCGTCCAAAAAGTTTATCTGAAAGGGGCTACCGAAAATATATGGCTAAGACTAAGGAAATCACTATTGGTGAGCAGAAATTCACCCTCCAGAGCGTTTCGCCCTCGTGGTACTACGACTTCAACGATGAGTGCGGCAACACCGGCAGCGGCAAACGTAAGAGCGCAAAGTACATGGACGGCATGTTTAAGAACTGCGTCGTGGCTCCCGCTGAGGTCAAGGCAAAGGGCATGGAGTACTTTGACGACAACGAAGACCTGAAGACCGCCGAGAAGCTGATCGCTGCCATCGAACAGTTTCTTCGCAGCTGAACTGGACATTGCCAACGCTGCCCACAAAGCCAAAGTCAACAAGGGCTTTTGGTGCATGGTGTGGTCTGGCAATGGCGTGACCTACACAGAACTGCGTCAAATGGATCTGGCGGAGTACCAAGAGTGCCGTCAGGCCAAACGCCTGTGGGTAGAACAGTGGCGTGAAGAAGCAAAACCAAAATGAAAGCCGAACTCTTTTCAAGAGCCGGCTTTTTGTTTTGCGCATCGGGAGGTGAAACCACATGGATGATGCGCGCAACCTGCAATACGGTATCGGTTTTGATACTGCTGATGCTGAAACCTCTGTTGAGAACCTCGGTGAAAAGGTTGAAACCCTCGAAGAAAATATTGGGGCGGTTGAAGTTGGGGCGCAGCAGATGGGTGCATCTGCGGTTTCTGCCTGCCAGATGGGGCAGGGAGCGGCCGAGCGCTTCACCGGAGCTGTCGGTGATGCTTCGGGTGGGCTGGATGATATGGCTTCCAGTGCATCCGAAGCGGGCAATGCGGCCCAAAAGGCGGCGGGTCATTGGAATATGACCGCAGAGGGGCTTGAGTGGGTGGAAGAAGCTGTTCAGGCCGCAGAAGCCGCCGCCGAGAGTTTCCGTGATGAAATGGATGACTCCGGCGGTGCTGCCGGGCGCTTTCGGGCACAGATCAAAAAAACGTCTGAGTCGGCGCAGGACATGGGCACCTCATTCAAGGGTGCGATGGCCGATGGTCTTGATGCCGGGCAGAGCATTGCGAAGTCTTTTCGGAGCGGCGTGACTGGGGCGATGGATTTTACCAAGAAACGGGCAGAAGTTTTCGCCAACAACATGGTCCGAAATGCAAAAAACATCAGCAAGGCATTCCAGCACCCTATAAAAATCATCCGCAGTACGCTGGTGTCCGCACTTCGCCGGGCGAAAAAATCTGAGGATGAAACCGCAGACGGCGCGGACGATGCCGGAGACCATCTTGCGGAAATGGGTGCCGCCGGGGAAGATGCCGGCAACCAAATCAAAGAAGCTATATCCGGGGCGGTCAAGGCTTTTGTTGGCTTTGAAGCCATAAAAAGCGGCATCGAACTGCTCAAGCAGTTTGGTGCGGCGGCGGTGAGCGCATTCTCTGATGCCGAAAGCACTTCAAAGAAATTTGGCCGCTCTTTTTCCGAGGAAGCGGCCGCATGGGCGGATAACTACGCTGACGCAGTGCATCGGAGTACTGCCGAAGTCCAGAGTTTCATGGTCTCCAACAAGGCCATGTATAACGAGTTAGGCATTACGGCTGCTGCGGCCGAAAACCTCTCTGAAATGACAACCTCGCTGGCGTATGACTTTGGTAATGCGTTCAGCATGGACGATTCGGAAGCGCTGTCGCTCATCCAGAGCGCGATCGGTGGCAGCACCGATGCTCTGAATGAGTACGGGATTGTCCTCGACAAAACGGCCTTGAAGAACAGCGCCGCAGCTCTTGGGCTTGGCACCAATATTGATGCTCTGGATGATGCCGCAATGGCTCAGGTCAGGCTCAATGCCATACTGGAGCAGAGCGGCGACATTCAGAAAGCCGCGGTCGAGCAGACCGGCGGTTTGACGAACTCCATCAAATCGCTGAAAGGCGAAATGGCTGACTTCATGGCCGATGCCGGAGAAAAATTTTCCCCGGCGCTGGAAGATATGGTCGGCGTTTTTCTGGATGAATGGCCGGAACTGGAGCCGACACTACTTGAATTTGTTGGAATTCTGGCAGATGGGATGAGCGCCGCTGTGCCGGTTATTTCCAATCTGGCACAAAGTATCCTGCCGTCCCTGATTTCCACGCTGGGAACTCTGTTTGATGCTGCCGGGCCTGTCCTGAGCGTCATCGGAGATCTGGCGCAGGAAATTTTGCCGCCGCTGGCCGGAATTATCAGCGAGCTGGCGGCGAATGCGCTTCCTCCTTTGAGAGATATTTTCGATGAGCTGAACTATCGTGTGGTTCAGCCCCTGATGCCTGTGCTGCAAGAACTGGCCGAGGATCTACTCCCTGTCCTCGGTATTGCTCTTGGGTCGGCGGCGGATATGGTTGGCCCTCTCGCAGATGCGTTTATGCCGCTCCTGACGAACATTCTCCCTGTGTTCGGCTCGTTGGTATCAACGCTGGCCGGGTCGATCATCCCGCCGCTGACCGATATTTTGCAAGTTGTGATTCAGGCACTACAGCCGATAATTCGGCTCGGCCTGCAAATCGTAGAAAATATCCTGCCGGTGGTGACCCCGCTCATCGAAGCGGCGGGTTCTGTGCTGTCCGGCGTGGTCGTGCCGGTGCTGGACTACATTTCGCCGGTGCTGGGGGTAATCGCCGATGCACTCGGCGTTGTGGTGGGCTGGGTAAGTGATTTGCTCGGATTTTTCACCAGCGGCGTGAGTGCAGTGGTCGATTGGTTCAGCGGGCTGTTCGGCGGGGCAAAGGACAGCACCGATGCCGTGCAGGAACTAACCGGCGCTGTCAGCGATTTGGACGGTGCTGCTGGCACGGAAACCTCGCTGGCGGTTGACACGTCGGAGTATTCCTCCAGCGTTTCACAGGCTTCCCAGCAAGCGCAGGAAGCTGTTTCTGAGGCAGCAACCGCTGCCCGCGAAATCTCCAACGAGAATTACGGGCAGATGGCAGAGGATGCAGAGACTGCCTATGCGAGCATGACCCTTGATGCAGAAAATGCTTGGGACCGCATGGAAAAGGCGGCATCCGAGGGCGCAGAAAACATCATCGGGTCTATCCAGAAAATTTTGTCTGCGGCTGATGCTGTCAGCGGCATCAATATCAATCTGAGCAGCAGTGCGAACATTCCGCACAATGCTGATGGCACAGATGATTTTGAGGGCGGCTGGACACACATCAATGAGCGCGGCGGCGAAATGGCATATCTGCCGTCCGGCACCGCAATTATCCCGGCCGACAAGACAGATGAAATTATCAACAACTCTACCAGCAGTTCCAGCGTAACCTATGAGGATCATTCTACTTTCTCTCCGACCATCAGCATCACGCTGGGCGGGGAAACCACAAAAGCCGATGCTGAAGAAATCGTCCGCCGGGTAAAACAGGCGATGGAAGATTTCTGGCAGGAGAAGAAAGAGGAAGAATATCACGAGCGCACCCTGCAGGGAGCGTATGCACAGTAGGGGGTGATTTTGTGGCATACACCATTACAGGCGAAAAGTGCGGGACGGTCCGCCTTGACGCTGAAAAGACCGGCGTAGTCGTAACGGAAAGCGTCCAGCGCAGCAGCAAGGTTACGTCAAACCCGGTGGAAAAGGGTTCCGACATCAACGACCATGTTATCAATGATCCGGTGGTCTTTTCCATTACGGGTGTTTTTCTTGACGAAGATCAGTCCGATATTCTGGAAAGAATGTGGAAAGAAAAAGATGTGGTTGAGTATACCGGGCGCACCCGGATCTCTGACTGCGTTATAACCTCGTTCAAATCCGACATAAGCGCTGACAATAAAAACGGCTCAAAGTTCACCGTAAGCCTCAAGGTCATCAACCGGGTATCCGCAGAGTATGTGGCAAGCGGTGAGCAGATGATGTCCGCACAGGATGCCAACGCTTCAAAAAAGGTCAGCAAGTCGCAGACAAAATCGACTACGGCCGATGGTCTGCATACAACGGTGTCCCAGACTATTTCCTCCAGCGCGTATTCCTCTTATGTCAACAGCTATGCGAACAAGGCGGCAAGCAGCAGCGGGCCGTCTGGCCGCACGACAAGGGCCTACAGCGCCGCGTAAAGGAGTGAAGCTATGGAGGGGTTGAAACTCATCGACCTCGGAAATGAGGTCAGCTATATTGATGTTGACACGTCAAAGGTGCCTTATACGTTCTCCGTCAAGCTGGGCGACAGGACGTTTGCATTCAGCATCCGCTACAATGAAGTAGGCGGTTTCTTTACGGTAGATCTGTCGATTGCCAGCACAGGTGAAGTGCTGGTGTACGGTGATATTGTGAGATATGGCCGACCGCTGTTCAACAGCGTGGAGGATGAGCGCTTCCCGGTGCCGGTCATTATGCCGCTGTGCCTGACCGGCGACGATATTTCGGAGGTCACATTTGAAAATTTCGGCAAAGAAGTTCGGCTGTACCTCTGGGAAAGGAATGCAGCGTGAAGTTTTGGAAGCGTCAAGCGACCTTGCAAATAGGGTCGAAGCGGTTTGGCATGGATGATCTCTATTTCAAGTTTACGGTGCCATTTGAGGACAGCGAAAAACTGGGAACAGCGACCATCGAAGCCTACAACCTATCTCCGGCCACTCGCAACAGCATCAAAAAAGGAATGCCGATTATCCTCAATGCAGGATATGAGGGGGACATAGGTGCTATATTCACCGGGAAAGTTTCACAGGTTTCGGACAAGCATAGCGGCACAGAGGTCATTACCACCATTGCGGCCGCTGAAGCTCTGGAAGAATGGCTCTCGAAAGAGGTCAACAAGACCTACACCGCCGGGAGCAAGGCCAGTGCCATTGTAAAAGACCTGCTCAACATTTTTGGGCTTGAGGTTGGAACGATGGAGCTGGCGGTGGATAAAGAATACCCGCGCGGCAAGGTCTGCAAGGGCAAGGTGAAAAATGTCCTGACGGAGATCGTTACCTCTGACTGCAAGAGCCGCTTCCTCATAAGAAACGGCATTGTTACCATCAATGACCCCAAAACAGGCACGAAAACAGGATATGTCCTCAGTGCTGAGTCGGGGTTGTTGAAGGCAGCGGAAGCCACAGACCGCACCGAAACGACGACCCGCCAAACGACCGTCAAGGATGGGAAAGAAAAGCAGGAGGTCACTTATAAGCGGGAATGCCTGCTGAACTACCATCTGGCCCCGGCGGATGTGGTGAAAATAAAGTCGGATACTCTGAATGGAAACCACCTTATCAAAGGCGGTCAGCATACAGGATGCCCGGATGGCGACTGGAAAACAACGATTGAGGTGAAGCCTGTATGAACGGCAAAAGAGAATATGACCTGAGAGATCAGGAGCGCCGTGAACAGGCGGCCAATGTCCGCGTTGGAGCCTTGTGCCGGGTGGAAAAATTTGACCCTGCGGCCATGCGGGTTGATGTGCAGCCGCTTTCCAAAGCACTGGATGCCGGCGTGTATCGTACCCAGCCGCAGATTTTGTCTGTCCCGGTCGCGCTGGTTCGGGGCGGCGGCTTTGTCCTGCGCCCCTGCTACAAAGCGGGGGATGTTGGGGTGCTGCTCTATATCGACCACGATATTGACCGCATTGCGGCATCTGGAGAAGAAAGCGAGCCGAACACGGAACGCAACCACTCTGATGAAGATGCCGTTTTTATCGGTGCATTTGTGCCGGCATCTAACCCGCTGTCTGGACTGCCGGACAACTGCCTTGTGATGGCGACCGAGGGCGGCGGGATCTATGTGGCAGTGAAACAGGACAAGGTGGAAATCAAGGGCGATGTGGAAGTTCAGGGCAAAGTTAAAGTCCGGGATGACGTGATTGCCAAAACGATAAGCCTTGTCAACCACAAACACACGGACAGCAGGAACGGCAACACGTCGGCCCCGCTGCCCTGAGGAGGGGAAGAATGGCAAACATTACTGTTCTGGCATTGGATCCTCAAACAGGAGATTTGTGCTTTGATGCCAATGGGATGCTGATGCTCCGTGAGGATGCAGAAGCGATCGCGCAAAACGTCAGAAACAATCTTCTGACATGGAAAGGCGAATTTCCGCTCAATACCGATCACGGAACCGACTGGGAACGTGTTGTGCAGCAACCCCGCAGTGAAGCGGTGGAGGAAGCAGACAGCGTTGTGCGGTCGAGCATTTTTCAGGAACCGTATGTGCAGGAAATCAGTTCTCTTTCCACAACGGCCGATGGCCGGGCGCTCGGTGTAGAGTTTTCGGGTGTCCTGTACAACGGCGAGACAATCAGAGTGGAGGTGAACACTGGTGGATGAATACGGATGGGGCCTGACCTCAGCTGGCTTTCGCCGCCCGACATACAATGAACTGCTGGATGCTCTGGAGCATAAAGCGAGAGAATTGTTTGGGGCAACGGCAAACCTGACCGTCAGAAGCCCTCTCGGCCTGTTCCTGCGCATTTTTGCATGGATACTCAATATCCTGTTCTCTGTGCTGGAAGATGTCTACAACAGCCGCTTTGTGGACACAGCGGTTGGCACCTCGCTGCTGAACCTCGGTAGAGCCATTGGCCTGCGTGTGCTGTCTGCCCAGAAAGCCAGCGGCTATATCATGGTGACAGGCCCGCCGGGGGTCATCGTACCAGCGGGATGGCTGGTTGAAACAGCGGCCGGCATCCAGTTCTTCGCAGTTTCGGATACTGAAATTGGTGCAGAGGGTACGGTCATGGTGCCGTTCCGCTGCACAAGCACTGGCCCGGATGGCAATGTGGCGGCGGATACGATCACCACCATCACAAACCCCGGCTCGGTAGCCGGTATTACGGCTGTAACAAACCCGTCGGCGTTTACTGGCGGTAGAGAACGGGAAACAGATGAAGAATTCCGCGACCGCTACTATGCCAGCGTGGACTATGCCGGCGGCGTGAATGCTGACAGTATCCGTGCCGCCCTGCTCCAGAATGTTGATGGCATTATGGAAGCAAAGGTATTTGAAAATGATACTGACGATGTGGATGACTACGGTCTGCCGCCGCACAGCATCGAAGCTGTTGTTTACGGCGGTCTGGACAGTGACATTGCGCAGATCATTTACAAAGAACTGGGTGCCGGCATACAGACGACCGGCCAGAAAGTGGTTGAGGTCATCACCGCTTCCGGTGCAACAAAGGCGATTCACTTCAACAGGCCGCATCCGGTACCTGTCTATGTGAAAGTGGTCGGGCTGTCTACCAGCGGGGACTTCCCCCATGATGGAGTAGACCGGCTCAGAGCGGCCATTGTCGCATACATCGGCGATAACGAAAGCGGCGGGGTGAGCATCGGCGAAACCTTGTATCACCAGCGGCTCCCGGCGGTGCTGTATAAGGTGCCCGGTGTTTTGGACTTCGATGTGCTGATTGGTACGGATGAGGAAAATCTTCGGGCGGATAACATCCCGGTGGATAGCCGCTCCAAGGTTGTCACGGATGATGGGATGGTGACCATCGATGCGTGAATACGGCTATCTTGAAAAGATGCTGGACATGCTGACAGACCCCTATACCCACCGGGATCTACAGAATGTCCGAAAAAACCGCAAGCTGGAAACGAACATCGGAAAACTGTTTTCCCTGCTGGCAGATGGCTTTGAGGTCATCCATAAAAATGCCGAACTGGTTCGGCTGTGGGACGACCTTGAAAATGCCGAGGGCGCAGTGCTTGACCGCTATGGAGCCAACTTTGGTGTACAGCGCGGTGCTGCGAGTGATGCCCTCTACCGAATTTTAATCCGGGTCAAGATGCTGGCACAGCTTTCCGGCGGCGATGGAGATACCGTCATCCGGGCGGCGGGTGAGCTGCTTGGTGTTCAGTTTTCGGATGTTGAGTTGCAGGACGTGTACCCTGCAAAGGTCGCACTGTATGTAGATCAGAGCTTGCTTTCTGAGGAACGACTGGCGCTGATAGATCAGATTGCAGTTGCCCTCAAGCGTATTCTGACCGCCGGTGTTGGCCTGCGCCTGTACCTGCGGACCTATCGCACATACCGCTATGACCTGAATATTAGTCATGGTGCGATGGTGAATGTGGTTCGCTGGCTTCCGCCTATTTCACAGGACCGTAGCAGCCGGGCAGATTTCAAAATCGGCCACGGCGGCTTTACCGAAGCTGATTTCTACCCGCCGATTGTTGGAAAAGACCGGCTGTTTGAAAGCCGCTTTGAAACATCAAGAGGAACCTATCTGCCGCCTGTGATCGAGGGCGTATACCCTGACACTGTGCAGACGGCCACCATGGCGCATGAGGGCGTGCGTGGCGCTGTATACCATACACACCTCAAGCCCAGAAGAATTGATTAAGGAGAGAGCTTATGGCGAAATATGAAGACGGCAGCTATGGGTCTGCCGCCGGCATTGCCCTGATCGCAAAGGTTCTTGCTGGCCGCTGTGCGATGAAATACACGCGGGTGGCCGTGGGCAAGGGCAATATCCCGGACGACAGGACCCCGAAAACCATGACGGAGCCTGCCGATTATGTCATGGATGCCGTGATTGCGGGCATCACCAACCCGGTGGATGGTGAGTGCCAGGTCACGGTGCAGATCAACTCGGCAAATGTGGACAAGGGCTTCTACTGCACGGCGGTTGTCCTTTATGCAGAAGACCCCGATGAGGGCGAAGTCCCTTATACCTATCTCGTGCTGGAAAATGAACCTGAATGGATCCGCCCGGCAAGTTCGATTGTGGGCAAGCTGGCTACCATTGATCTGATCGCCGCCGTTGGTGATGTTGATACCGTGACGGCGGCAATCGACCCGGAAGCCATTGCAACGGTGGCGGCAGTAAATGACCTGCTCCAGCGGCACAATGAAGACCCGGAAGCTCATGCCGGCATCATCATGGATGCAGTGGGTTCCGCCATGAAGAAGCTGGAGGAGTCCGGTCAGATCATGGATCAGAAGACTGTTGAGACTATGATTCGCAAGGAGATTGCGGAACATGGCAGCGGTGGGTACTACGGTACATACTTTCTGACGTTGGCTGCATCGGGCTGGGAACCGGCTGATGAAGAAAGCCCGGACTACAGCTATATCTATACCGCAGAACTTCCCGACAGTACGAGCGCCCTCATTCCGAGCGGCGCACCTCTGCTGGGAAGTTTTCATATTGCCGAAGATGCGGGTGTCGTGAACGGATGCGAAACCGGGGATGGAGTGGTGAAATTCTACTCCAAGGAAGTCCCCGCCGCAGACATTTCCACTTGCATCATTCTGTTTGGCAAGGGAGGGGGTGGAGAGAGTGACTTGACCGTTGCGACCCGCGAACAGCTGGGACACGTTAAGATTGGTAACGGAATCGAAGTGACCGAAGACGGCACGATTTCGGCCAATGCAAAGGTGTCCGAAGATCAGATTGCAACTTCGGATGATACTTCCGAAATGCTGAAAGAAATTTATGGTGAGTAAATCACAGAAAATTTAGGAGGAAAACTACTATGGCTTACAATGAGAAACATCTGGTAAAACTGGCTGACCTGAAGGCACTGGGTACCAAGCAGAAAGAGGTCGCCGATGCTCTGGCGGCGCGTGTTGATACTCTGGAGAATGTTGGCTCTCAGGCCAACGTCCTTGAGGGTGTCAAGGTGAACGGCACTGCGCTGGCTATTGCCAATAAGATGGTTGACATCCTGATCGCCACTGGCTCCAAGAACGGCAGCATTTCCGTGAACGGTGCTGATGTTGCCATCAAGGGGCTGGCCGCTCTGGCTTTCAAGGCAAAGGTTTCTCAGTCTGACCTCGATGACGCGCTGGCTGCTGTTCTGGAGGGCAAGGCTGACAAGGCAACTACTCTGGATGGTTACGGCATTACCAATGCCTACACCAAGGATGAGATCAACGCCAAGATCAGCGCTGTCTATAAGCCTGCTGGCTCTGTGGTCTTTGCTGAACTGCCCGCTCTGTCTGAGAGCATTCTGGGCAATGTGTACAATGTCACCGATGCTTTCACTACTACCGCCAACTTTGTTGAGGGCGCGGGCAACAAATATCCCAAGGGCACCAATGTCGTGGTGGTCAAGGTCGGCGATGCCTATAAGTACGATGTGCTGGCTGGTTTCGTTGACCTGTCCGGTTATGTTGAAAAGGAAGCAGGAAAGGGCCTGTCTGACGAGAACTTCACTGCGGCCCTCAAGGATAAGCTGGACGGCATTGCGGCTGGCGCAAACAAGTATGTCCATCCCACCCACACCGCTGCTGCCAGCGGCTTGTACAAGACCACCGTGGATGAAGAGGGCCATGTGACCGCCACCACTCCTGTGACCAAGGATGACATCACCAATCTGGGCATCCCTGCGCAGGATACCACCTATGACGAGGCTACCACTGCCAAGGCTGGCCTGATGTCCGCTGCGGATAAGACCAAGCTGGATGGCATGGGTGCCACCATCAATAAGGCCATTGCGGACCACACGGCTACCGATGCCGAGGTGTCCGAGATGCTGGCCGAGGTCTACGGCGAGTAAGTTCATAAGCATGGATAGCGGCGGGGATGTCCCGCCGCTCCCTTTTTTCGGGAGACTAACTATTAAAAGTCAAGCCCCAAAATGAAAAAATCCGCCAACCGACCGCTGCCCCTGACAAACAGCATTCAAATGCTGGTCTTGGAACAGCGAGGGCGACGGAGAGAACAGCAAAGCAAGCCCGGCCAACCCTCGCAGAAACAGAATAGCATTTGAATGCTTCGGTTCGTCAAGGGTTCGCTGCGCCAGCTAAGTTTCTGTTGGAATTAGCTCAGGCTCAGGAGAAAATCATGCAGCTGTAAGATATGTTTTTCCAGACTTCTGCAAAGCGTAGATCAGCCGCACGAGTTTCTTCATGGCATGGGACAGGGCAACATTGTAGTGTT